TTTCAAGTGCCATGAAGATGTGATCTCTTAGATCACTTAGTTTGTTGTGTGCCATTTTTATTTATTTTATTTATTAGTTTACATTTTAATCTCATCACCTGCTGAAGCTCTTTAGGCAATCTTTGTATGGTATTTCTAGCCATATTCTCTTTCTTAGTAATCATTAGTAGATTATCAATATCATTATTCAGATAATTACCATCCTTATACACTACTACCATCCCCTTAGGAATTGGTCCATTATGCATCTCCCAAGTGTACCTGTTCAGCTGTTCCCAATGTGAATCTGCTATCTTAATATACAGGTACATCTTACCTCCTGTATCCTTTCTCTGATGGATAGTACCTATAGGCTGAGTATTGGTAGGCTTAGAGCCTTTTTTAAACATAGTATGAGCCACTTTCTGATATACTTCTGTGGACATTTTTTGTCCTTTGTTAGCAGGTACACTACCTTTTTTAAATTGAGTAGCTTTACCACCTAGATATCCTGGAGGATATTGAGTAGACCGAAGATATACAGGATCTTTCTTAATACCCATACTCCATGCTCTATTATATACTGATGACTCACTAAGTCCTAAGTCATCTGCTATCTTCTTAGTAGGCTCAAATGGATACCTTTCTCTTATGATGTCATTCATACCTCCTCAATTAATAGAATTAGATCATCATTCTTTTGTATGAGCTGCTTAACATGATCAGCATCATAAGCCTCTATAATTCTAGTCACTAACTTTACAGGACCATTCCAATAGTCAAAGGTCTTATACACTACTTTATATATCTTCATTGTCATTATTTTTAATTGGCACATCTAAGCCATACATTAAATCAAACATTGCAAAATCTCTGTTAGCATTCCTCTTACTACCCTCATAATTCTGAAAGTACCACTCTCTGAATTGTAGGTATTTTTGGTGAGTATATTCACCATTAGCTATAGCATCCTGGACCTTAATAGCTAGCTGTGTGAACTCAGTCATTGGATTTGTTGTTAGTGATTTGTAAATACCTGAGGTAAAGAGGCAGATTAAATCCACCTCGTATCTCATCTGCTGTTCTTCTACTATTCCAAAATCTTAGTATTGTATTGAATGTCATAGCTTAGATTTTAGTAGGTTAAGATTTGCATCACTTAGAATAAACAGGGATAGCCATTCATCATCAGTCTCTGTAGCATTGTAGGTAAATGGCTCAATAGTTCCTGCTATGTATACATCACTATCATAGTCAGTAGTCCAATTAGAAATGTATTGATTGCCATTTTTGTATAGGTCTATAAAGTTCATAATATAAGTTCTAAGAAAGTGAATAAAAATAAGATTGATAATGTTACAGTTGTTACTATAATAAATGCCTTAGCAATAGCAATCTCTTCAGCTCCTACAGGAGTAAAATAATTAATTAGTTTTTTCATTGTATTATTTTTTAAATTGGTTAAATAAATTCTCAATTTCCTCTAACTGCTCTTTGTTCAAAAAAGTAGTTAAAGTCTGAATAATTAAATGCAGTTGGTTTGTGTTTAGTTTGTCCTCCTGCTGTTGTACTTCTAAAAAATCTAAGACTTGATTAAATGTTTTCATGTGTAAAAGTTTAATTGTTGATAACTATACGCCAAAGATAGTATAAAGTTTTATAACTGCAATAAAAAAGTGTAATTTATATTCATTCTAAATAAGGATAGGTACAATTTGTACCCATCCTTTAAAGGTAAAACATATAATAAAGGTAATTTTTACTTAATAATGTATAATAATCAGGGTAATTTATACATGACTAAGGTCGCAATTTGCGACTGCAACCGCAGAATATTATAATAATTTAGGGAATTACCCAACTTGGCGGAAATACCGCAAGGTTAAAACCTTAAAACCTTTGCTATTATTAAGGTTAAAGCCTTAAAAAGTCCAATTTATTTCTTAAAAAACGGGACAAATCTAAAGTGTTACTTTGGAATTACATTGTTAATCGGAATTATGCCTATTATGTAAAGCATATCTTACAAAAGTATTATTATTTGTAAACTATATTTAGCATTATTCATGCATAAAAAAAAGCAGCTGCGTGCTGGGAGCTTACAACTGCTTTCTTTAACATGGAAACAAGTGCTAAGTTAATGTTTATATTTGAATTTCAAAAATTCTACATAAGTTTTATTATTTATTTTAAAGTGCTTAACGCAATCTACACATTTCATCCAATAGTGAATAGTCCCTGCAGCAGTCACTACCTTTTTATTGATCCTTACATTATAGTTAGTACATTCAGGGCAGCAGAACTTCTCATCTCCCTCCATTACAGCATAATTAGTAGCAGGAGCTGCATAAGAATTGAGTTTATTGAATACAGCTTCAAGTACAGTGACATCCATTTTACAATATGCCACCATCTTATCCATTGCTTGCTGATCTTTCTTAAATACAATATCTTTCCACAGGTCTAGTCCTCCTGTATCCATTTTCTGCCCTACTCCAAGATACTTAGCTATGTAATCTAATTTGTTTGAGTTAAAATTAAAGTACTTTCTAGCCCATTTAAGAGTATCTATAGTCTTTGGTGAGGTGAATACATCATATCCATGTAATAGAGCTCTTGTGCGTATCCATTTGAGATCAAATCTATCCCCATTATGAGCCACAATTTCATCTGCTTGAGCCATAACTTTAAGGAATGCCTTAATCATTGCCTTATCTGATTGCTTTTTATCCCAAGTTAGGAACTGTACATCCTGCTCATGCTCCCATTTGTAGCAGATGCAGATGATTGCTCTTTCATGGATGATGTCACCTGGATTGATTGTGAGGTTATATCCTGATCTCCAAAATATACCAACATTGAATGATGTCTCAATGTCAAAAAACAGTCTTTTTCTTACCATATATGGTGTAAACTTAGAACAAATATTTCTCCCTCGCAAATTTAAAGAGATATGATAGCAGTAAGCCTATGCCTACTCCTACAAATAATAGGTTAAGATTGCCTCTAGTTCTAGGTCTTGTAGCTTTAGCCTGTGCTTTCTCTACTATCCTATCTTTGTAGATAGTTTTGACCTTAAGTTTATAAGCTAGTCTCTCCTGGTATCTTGTTCTAGGAACATAAGTTGTTCTATACTTTATAATAGTATCCTTAGTAGTTATAAACTTCTCCCATACTATGCTATCATGAATGATAACAGGGATAGAATCTAAAGTTGTGATTCTGATAGTATCTCCTGTTTGCTCACAGGTATATCCTTTCTTAATAGCTTTATTAAGATGGTACTGTGCAGAGCAGCTGCTGAGTAGTAAGATTATAGCTAAGTATCTCATCATTCTTTTATTTCAAAGTGCATCCAATCGTAGTTCTTCTCTCTACCCAAAGATATAAAACCATGCTTGTAGAAAATATCTATCATCTTCTGATACTCAGGTCTTGCAAATCTAGCAGTTTTCGATGATTCTTTAAGTAGATTTCTAGCAGGATCTAAGTCTATTGCTATTCCCCATGAGTGCATGGATAGTGCTGCACCCCCCCTCATCTTTCTATAGTTAAAGCATCCACCGAATAAATCTATCCCTAACTCCTTAATCTTATCGTATCCATATTCAGATAATAACTCACAGAATACAGCTGTAAAATTAGAAGCCACTAACTTATGGCACATCATAGTATTGACAGTGCTGTCTAAGTCCCAAGCTATACGCATTGGATAAGGTAGCTTAATCTTTACTAAGTATCCTGCACCTGTTACATTAGCAGTGCCGTATTTAGATGTAAGTTCCCATCTAGTCATTTCAGTTTGTTTAGGTCTTCTTTAATATCTTTAGCTCTTGCAAATAATAGCTTCATTGACTGCCATAAGTCTATGCCTTTTACTACTTTATAATTCTCATTAATTGACATCACCTCTATACTAGCTAGAACCAATGCAACTATCTTAGTGAGCATGAATGGTACACTAAAAAAAGTTAGTATGATATCATTAAGTATGAATTGGTCTATTAAAAAGAACATAATCACAGTAACTTCATAGAGTGCTAACTTACTAATGATAGATGAGAGCTTTCTGCTAGTTATTTTCTCCCCTAACTTCTTAGCTTTCCAAATGCCTGTGATAGTATCAATAGATATTAATACTCCTATCATTATAAGAATACCACTTATTGGTAAAAAGAATGCAAAGCATATAGAGATAAGTGTCAAAAGTTTGGATTGAATTGATATTAGTAGTAGTGATAGTTGTGCTTTCATTCGTGTCCCTCCCATTGTAATGCTAGAATAAAACTAAGGTAGCCTATTATACTAGCTCCTGCTAGCTTAAGATATAGAGCAGGCTCACATACTAATGCTATGCCTGTTAAGTATCCTGTACTGAATACTATAATTGATAAGACTCCTGAGTGCTTCATATTATTAAGATTGAATTGTTATATCCATTGTTCCCTGCACCTCCACATAGACCATTGCACTCTAGCAAGCCATTAGATAAACAGCTACAGCCATCTATCATAGGTCTTAAGTCAGTATCTCGGTTAGTAGTACCGGTGAATATTGGATACAAAGCTCTGTTCTTAAGTAAGTATCTTATTAATCTTTGCTCAAAGAATGCAGCCTTTTGTGCATAGTGTTCCATACTGAATGCTATTGTACCTCTATCTACAGATGAGCTGTTATCTCCGAACTGAGATTGCAATCCTTTATTCTTTAGCTGTAGAGATAGACCAAAGACAGCATCTTCAGCTGCTCTCCATGCTATAATAGGCTGTATGAATGTTACTAAAGTCTCTTCATCAGGATCTAATGTCTGAGCATTGTACTTAGTTAGCAAGTCATTATAGAATGTAGTACCTAAGATAGGCATAATTCTCAGTTGAGCTTGAGTAGCTAGGTAAGGAGTAACATTGTTTACATCTACATTAGCTGTGATGGGTGTGTTATTCTTTAAGTAAGTTTCTGTTATAAAGTATAGCATTATAGTATAGGTGTTTGTGCAATTTGTGATTTGCTCTTATCTCCTCCCTGTACAGGAGGTAGTGATGCTAAGGCTCTAATTTCATTCTCGGTCATAGTCTCAAGTACTTTAGTAGCTACTAATGGTGATAGACTATTAAGTGCATCATTAGTCTTAGAGGTATCTCCCTCAAGCTCTACTATAGCCTCGTTTATAATTTGATAGTTATTGATAGTGAAATCTGCATCAATTTTAGCTATAAATAGTAACTCATTAAAGATGTCAGCTACCATATCTCTCAATGGCATTACTACATTTTTCTCAAATATGATGTAAGCCTGCTTAATATCTGAGCCATTACCTAGTGAGCCTGTAGTACGGATTCCCATAAGTATAGGATCAATGGTATGACTAAAACAAATCTGCTCAGTGTTCAGCTGTGATGCCTCTTGAAATAGACTATCATTACCATTGGTTGGTAGTGACTCTATTTTTGGTAGTTGGTCCTGACTATTAGCAAAGAATGCCACAGCTTTACCTGCATTCGCAGCACCTTTCAATCTATCAATGGTATTTCTTATCATGTTCTTCTCCTCCTCAGACTGAGGTCTTTTAGGAAACATCATAGCAAAGCTAGGAAAGACTGAATTTTGTATATTACTTTTAGCAAAATATGAAAGCTCGCCACTCAAAAATGCATAATTTAAACTTGATGTATAGGATGGCAAAGAATAGAAATCCTGACCAATGCTTTCAACCTCATACACAAATAACTGCTCATAATCTCTAGAGGTAGGAGTGTATCTCCTTATCTCCTGTACTCCAATCCTACTAGCCCAATCATCACAGATATAGTATCTCTTTCTATCTAAGTTTATTCTAAGTTTCTCAGGGGATAGATTGACTATCTTAGTGAGTTTCATTTTGTCATCAAAACATAGCTTAAAATATATTCTATTATGCAGTATTAGTTGCTGAGTTACTGCAGGAACTATCTTTTTTATGTTTAATTTTCTCTCTAATGTATATAGCTCTAGTCTATCTTGAGGTGTTAGTCTATCAGTTACTATATTAAATCCACCACCTACAGCTGCATTCACTTTATACCCTACAATAGAGCCATGTAATGGACTGCTATAGAATATCTGATTGAGTAGCTCAGGAAATAGGTTATCCTGCCCAAAGGGGATGTATCCATTAGTCTGATTCCTACCATTTACATAAGGTAGTGTAAGATTAGCACCTCCTACTTTAAGGAATGGAGTAGAGAATGATTGATATCCCTCTACTATTTCATGCTTTACTGTTTTAAAAAAATCTTTTAATGCCATAATTACTCATAAATTGATGATACTATTGGTCCACTTACTACCATCCTGCCCTCTTCAATCACAAACCCTGTAGAGTTTGCAATAGTTGGAGGTGTGATAGTTGACTCATAGATACTATATGTATACTGTCCTTTGACTAACTCCAAATCTACAGGCTCATCGAGCTCAAACTGATTAAATCGTTCAGGATAAGCTGATATATCAGCAGTGTAGAATGTAATAGGTGCAGACAGCTTGTCCATTTCATTCTGAAAAACAAATAAATAATAAGGAGTAGGCAGTGTACTTACCTCAGTGAGAGTAAGGATAATCTGATTGACCTCATCTTTTTTAATGTATATCATATAACTATATTATAACAGAGTAGAAAAATGTTTAAAAAAAAAGCCCTAGTATTACTAGAGCTTTAATTATTAGGGTGTTAAATTACGATTGTACAGCAGGTGGAAAGTCTGTTGGATTGCCTGTAATTACTGTACTAAGCACCTCATAAGCCAAGTGTTCTGCTTCCGCCAAAAGTGTAACGGAATATTTAGAACCATCAGCACGAGCTGTACCTGATCCCTCACCTGTTGCAGTAAGTTGTACATTCTCAAAGTACCAATATTTGTCATTTGCATCCTGGATAAATACAGCTAAATACTGCTGACCTGATCCAAGTACATTGATAGCTTCTGACTTATCTTTGTCTCTACGATTGAACATTAGAGTAATAGTCTGAGTAACAAAGCTAGATCCATTGATTAGGTCTACTGCAGTATCCTCAGTATAGTTACCTGTGTTTCTGTTAATAGCAAAAGGTACACATGGATCACCTACAGTTATAGAAGTTATCTGCCAAGTACCTGAAGGTACTATAGGAACAGCTGTAGTAATCTCATCTTGTTGGTTTACCCATACATTTTTTATCCCTCCAATATTGTTGGAGCAGTTTTTTTGGATTGATTGTAATGCTTCACAGCTCATTGTATATGTTTTAAGTAAAGGGAGCTTTCACTCCCTTAGATTTATAAATTAGTTAATTATGTAGCAGAGTTGTAGAATACAATCTCAGTACCATTAACGTGAGTAAATCCTACTTTCATATTAGCACGAGTTCTGATAACAGGCTCAGCAATAGTATCAGCTAAGTTAATGGCTCTCAGTGCTTTACCATCGCCTTCAGCATCAAAAGCATAGATAAAATTATTTCGAGGTGAAGCTACGATTGTAGACTTGCTAAGCATTCCAGGACAAAGTACCATCTTTATTCCAAGATAAGAGAAATCTAATGCTTGTGTTAAGTTAGCCTGAGTGTTTGATGCAGCAACAGCAGCACGATAAGCAGTAGCTACAGGAGATGATACATAGATTCGTAGCTCCTCTTGATTAGCAATTACAGCAGCAGGAATTGCAGCATATACTAAAGCTAATTTAGCAAGTACATTTGATGGTGTAATAGCTATAGGAGATGCAATATCAATTACATTAGCAGCATCAGCTACTAAAGACTTCTTATATCCATCACATAAAGCTAAAGCAGCAGTACCTGAATCAGTATCACCTGACCAACGTAACTTCTCTACATTCTCAGCAATAGTCTTTGACATCTCATTCCAATAGTAATCCATAAAAGATGCAACAGTGAAATCACCATTAGATCCTTTAGTCATTTGTAATGATACAAAAGACTGCTCTAAGTCAAACTGACAAATTTGTGCCATTGCAGATAATCCACATACATCAATCTCTACAGATGCAAGGTCATCAGTACTAGCATTCCATCCGCAGTTCTCCTCTTGTAAAACTTGACCAAATACTACATTTGAAATTTTAGTCTTATACTTTACTCCTGGTAGTGTACGATAGTTGTCTACTACTTCCTCATTCAAATAAGCTCGGCTATAAAAAGCCTCACTGTTTGCTTGTAATAATGCAGATGCATCAATGTCCAAGTTAAATCTTAATTTTCTACTCATTTTTTTTGTTTTTTATTTAGTTATTATTGTTTAAAAATTTACTCACCATACTGAACTTATCATGCTGTGATAATTTAGTAGCTACTACTTCCTCACTAGCAACATCTTCAGCCATCATTTCTTCAACGTGATTTCTTAAATCAGCTATCATTGCTATAATAGCATTGATTTGCTCATCAATTACAGGTTGTACTATAGCTAGTATAGCTTCAGCATCAGCAGCAGGATCTATAGCCATCTCTTCTGTGGCAGGTGTCTCTGTAACTACTTCCTCTTCTACTACTGTCTCTAGTGCAATCTCTTCCGTTAATGCCTCTTCAGCAGCAACAGGTGCATCTTTTATCTCAGTAATCTCACCGTCTACTACGACATAGATTTTACCTTCGATTAGATGTTCTCCATCAGGTAATTTATTCATACTATATTTATTATTTAATTGATTACTTAGTTTTAATCCTAGAAATCCCTCTATTGAGAATCCTATCTGCTCATTTGCTACTAGTTCATTATAGTACTCTTTATCAGTTACCTGAGCTGTTACCATTAATGTGCCTTTAGGTACTTCAATACCATAGCTTGAGTAGGCTTTATCTTTCTTAGGATCTTCTACTATCCATGCCTCAAGTACATAAGCAGGTACAGTCTTATCAGTATCATGCTCTAGGTTAAATACATTCCTATTAGTAAGGTCTTGCATGAACTTAGAATGAATTTGCTCAATAGTCTCAGCTGTAAATTGTACATAGTACTCTTCATCATTCTCATCATTCCTATATATCTCCATAGGTATCATGGCAGGAGCTACTACTCTATACTTTAAGTCATCTGAGAAAAACAATTTTTTGTGTTCATCAAATGCCATTCCTTTAGTAACAATAGCAGGAGTAGAGGTGAAAGCTATCTGCTCAATCCCTAACTCTTCACCATCTGAATACTCAGGATCTATAGTAATTTTATAGATTGGTATATCTTTTGTCATAACTATATTATATTTTTTTTATATTTGTTCAAAAATTAGAAACTATGATAGAATTATTCGGCAAAGAAATCCCATCTAAGATGGATGAGCTTACCCTAGAGCAGTTCCAAAAGATATCTGCTATCCATAACAGTGATGAGTATGATACTCTTGAAAAACATTGCAAAGTCTTTGAGTATCTAGGTATAACTGAGGATGAGATGGATGTAGACTTTGACCTGTTCTTAGCTAATGTTAAGGAGTTCAATAATAATAACTATGATAAGAAAGATCCTGTTGAAGAGATAGAGATAGATGGCTATACTTATAAGGCTGAGATGAAGCTCTCAGTTAAAGATAGTAGGATTGTTGAAAAGATTGTTAAGAAAGATAATAAAGAATATATATCTGACATCATGGCTCTAATGTTCAAACGGACTGACCTATCCAATACTGAGCATTATGATCCTGCACACTTGAAGCACAAAGCTAAACTATTTAGCAAGCTCAAAGCAGATATCTCTATCCCTTACCTTACCTTTGTAACTTATAAAATTACTAACCATGCAGAATCTCAAGCTCCCAAAGAATTGGAATCAGATATCAGTGGAGCAGTTCCTGGAGATCAGGAGGCTGAGCAGTGAGGATGGAATGTTCAACTATCAGATTGATGTACTTTCTGCTTTAACAGATAGCAATATCTCTGACTTTGAGGAGCTAGATATAGATGAGCTTACAGTATTGACTGAACAGATTAAATGGATTAATTCAGAGCCATCTAAGAGGTATAAGAATAAGCTAGATAAGTATGTACTCAAGCCATTCACTAAGATTAGTCTAGGAGAGTTTATAGACCTAGAGCATTACTTCTCTAACAACTACCTAGACCACTTCTGCCACATCTTAGCATTGCTGTACAGGAGAACATCTAAGAATGTTTATGGTGATGATATCATTGAGCCTTACAATTACAGCCCATCAGATAGATTAGATTGGTATTTAGACTATAAGATTACTGATGTCTATGGTCTTATAACTGAGTATATTAAATTTAGGGAGAACTTTACCAATACCTATACTAATTTATTGGTAGATGTAGTACCTGATGATGAGGTGCTAGATGATGCTGATGAGATTAAGGAGCAAAAGAGAGAACAGGAGAAGCAGAAATTTGCATGGGAGTCTACTATCATGTCTTTATGCAATAATGACTTAAGTAAGTTCAATGATATCCTAGATATGTCAGCAGTCTTAGTCTTTAATATCTTAGGAATGAAAAAAACTTTAGACTAGTAATCTAACTCACCATAAAACTCTCCGAATAAAGGCTCAAATGAGAATAGGATATCTCCTCCTCTATCTAGTATGTTACCTATTTCTAAGATAGGATATTTAGTTGTAAGATATTCAGTATATCCTCCCCAAATCTCTGCATAGATTCCATCAGCATCTAATGCTGCATCAAATTGCCTAATTAGATTATAAGCTCCTATAGTTTGTGTACCATTATTTAGAAAGCCAAAATAATAAGCAGCTACTATTTGTATCCTTAAATTAAAGCTATCACTAATCTCTGCATTGATTCGTACTGAATCTACTAGAGTACCTGTGTCTACTAAAAAATTAGCTTTAAGTACTCTCTTTAGTACTGTAGCCATCTTTCTACGCATTGGATATTTTATATTGTAAGGCATAACTATATTATATTACAATCTAATTTTGTTCAGGAATTTGACAATTTGTCCATGACTTAATTACTACTGATATATTCATCTGCCACCCTGCAGCATAATCTAATAGATCATTATTCAATGGGATGAATGTAGGCTGTCCATCAATATCAAAGTCATAGTCATCTGAGAATGTAAACTCTAGGTATAGATCCTGGAGTATCTGCTGAGTATCACTTAAGATAGTAGTGATGTTAGCTCTATCCATCTGTATGATATCAAAGCAATACAGCTCTAAATTAAAGGTTGTAACATTCTCATAGGGAGTAACTCCTGTAGGTACTATGTAGACTAGTGGATACTTCTCATCTATAGTAGCAAAGTTACCCATTTGCTCTTTAAAGTCTGAGCCTACTTTTTTAACCTGCATGTGATTGTCATAGAATGTAGTAATCTTATCTACTATAGATTGATAGCTTATCATAATACTGAATTTTTTTGAATGTTATTAATGTGATTCTGTGATGCTGTTATCTCAGTCTCAGATACTACTGCTGTTACTGTTATGTTATTAGATGCTGCACCTCCTGCATTCACTTGACTACCTGTGTTAGCTTGCCCAAATAATTGAGGACCTGCTGCAGGTGCTACTGCTGTAGTGGATTCTCCACCTCCTCCAATATTACCTGGAGTATCAGCAGATGGAGCTGAGCTAGATGTAAACTGAGTACCTGCTATCTTAGCTATATTAGTTGCTGAGGTAATGGCTGCGAATGCTAGTGATGCTATACCTGCAGGATTAGGTACAGGACCTATAGCAATAGGTGATGATGCTAGGGATGCTGTAATAGCTTTACCTGCATCAATGACAGCACCTGCTAACTGCATAGCTTTATTAATCTTAAATTGCTTTCTCATTATCTTCTCCTCTTCCTTACTACCTTTCTCTACTCCTTTTAATTTATTAGCTTGAACTAAACTAGTTATACCCTCAATAGCTGATAGACCTTGTTTTGCAGCATCAAATCCTTTTTGAATAGTAGCAAATTGCTCAGCTCTTTTAGCAGCTTCAAGTGCTTTAGTTTTATCTAATGCCTCAGTATCAATAGCATCTAGTTTACCTTGAAATTCTTTCTTATACAAAAGATACAGCTCATCATCTTCTTTTAGCTTTGCTGTCTTTGCTTCAAATGCCTGTTGCTCTATTAGCTTTTTATACTCAGCATCCTTTAGAATCTTTTGCTGTGCATCCGTTTCAGTTTCTGCTGCTAATCTTTGTATCTCATTGTACTTAAAATCTTCTGCAGCTATAGCATCTATAATGGCTTTAGCATCAGCTTCTTTTTTCTTAGCATCCTTTTCATCTTGAATAGCTTTAGCTGCATCTGTATACTTCTTATTAATCTCAGTCTCTTGTAATTTCTGAGCCTCTACTAATGCAGTAGTATCATTCTTATATTTAACAGCCTCAGCTATCTTAACAGCATAGGCAGCCTTTAAATCATCTAGCTCTACCTGTTGAGCAGTCTTAGCAGAATCAGTTACTATCTTTCTAGCTTCAGCAATCTGTTGCATTGATGACTTATCTGCTGCTGCATATTTCTCATTAGCTGCCTTTTGTTTAGCAGCTGCTTCAGATTGCTTTTTATCTTCAGCATCAGAATCAGCTTTAATATCAGTTAGCTTAGCTACTCTCTTATCAGAATATCCTTGCTTGATTAGTTCATTCTCTTCTCTTATCTGCTTCTTTAATTTCTTGATAGTCTCCTGGTCAGCATCCTCACCTAGTTTTCTTTGAGCAGCTAGAGCCTTATAAGCTGAATCTCTTCTCTTATCAGCTCCTTTTATCTGTACGTTACTCTTTTCCTCTTCTAGCTTAGTAGTATCTTTACCTGCTGCCTTAGCCTCAGCTATCTCTCTACCCAAATCTGCAGTCATTGATGCAGTTCTTTCCTTAGATGACTCTGTTACTTTCTCATTAGCAGCTAAAGTTTTAGCAGCATTATCTTCAGCAGCGAATGCTGTAAGACCTAACCAATCAGTAAGAGCTTTGAATCCTGCAATCAGCATATTGATAGGCATCATCATTGCATTCATTACATCATCTAATACTCCAAAAGATTTAAGTACTAGAGCCACTACAGCTATGATGGCTATTACTGCAGCTGCTATTAAAAATATAGGATTACTCCATATCGTAATAGATAGCTTCATAAACGCACCACCTAATGTCTTAGTCATCTCCATCATTCCTTTCAATGACTTAGTGATATCAGTCTTATTGATACCACCTAATGCAGTAGCAAAAGTCTTAGACTTCTCTGCTGCCTCCTCAAAGTCCAATGACATCAATGAGTCTTTTATCCCTCCTAGTCCATTGCTTACCTGTTCAAACTTAGAGCCTGTAGCAAAGACAGCGACTGCCTCATTAGCATCCTTAATCTTATCAGATACCTCACCTGCTTTTTGTGCAAGTGCAGCCATCTGTGCAGGATCAGTAGCACTGGCTATAGCTCCTTTCAATTCTCTTAACTCAGCTTTCATCTGAGCTATGCCTTGTATCTTAAGTGGTATTACTACTTCATTCATATACTCTGATTTCTAGGGTGTTTAAATTAAGGTGTCCATCATGATAAGCTGCAGTAGGGCTGTGTAGGTTGGTAGTTCTAATTTGAATAGCATTAAGTTGTGAATCTGCCATTACTATAGCATCATTTACTACTTGGCTAAGCATTACATAAGTCTTATTAGCAGTGAATGCACCTGCAAGATATCCTTGATAAGCACCTACTGCTGTACGAGTCCATATTATAGGTCCTATTGTATTCTCTAGCTCTATCACTGTAGGTGCTGAGGTGCTAGTCTGAGTAATCAAAGCTATGTACTTCTTATAGGTTGGTAGGATGTCACTGACTGCTCTATTATTCAAAGTATTAGTGATAGTCATGTTAGTAGTAGCCATGCCATCCTGTTCTACAGTTAGGTTATTTCCTACTATCATGGCTTTTACTTTATCTCCTACCACGTTACCTGAGCCTAAGATAATAGAATCATTGTTATTAGTAGTGACATTAGTGTTAGATCTATACTGTTGCATTATGCCTGCAACCTGAACACCATTACCTGGACCTACAGGTATAACAGGTGAAGCAAAAAATGGAGGTAGGTCTATCTCAGTCTCTAGGCTAATCAGTTCCACCTTAGTAGGCTGCCAATCATTAGCATTATAGTCTATAACTTTGTTAATACTCCACCATGAATTGTCAATCCTTATCTTATCATTCAGTGCCATGTGTTGGATGTCAGTCTCTCTAAGACTAAAGTAGGCACTCAATAACTTACCACCATTTATCTGTGCTACTGTCCTCCTCCAATATCTATTGTATAGATTGTTGTTAGTGTTCTGAGCTACCTGATAATAGTAGTATTGACATTCTGCAAAGTTAATATCAAAGCTAGGATTAAAGGGATCAGCTCCTCCAAAGTGTGAGAGGTAGGGATAGAGTCCACCTGTAGGAGTTACACCATCATAGCCTGAAAGTATATCTACATTACTAGCAGTCACCTGCCCATTATCAAATAAGATTCTTATATTAGTCTTAGGTGCTGCACCATTTAGTAGTGGTAGGAATGCACCAAATACTGTAGGCTGTACAGGAGTAGGTGAGAATAGAAGCTCTTTGATATCTATGCCTTTTACATACTCATTCTCAAAGGTTACCTCTACCTGTCCATAGGTTTCTCTAGTCACATCAGTATAGACTGTATTAGGTGAGTCAGTATCTGCCTTGTATGTTAGTCTTAGTTTCTTATTGTTAAGCTCAGGGATAAAGATGATTGACTGCTCCTTATCTTTCATCAGCTTGTTAGTCCAATCTACTCCCTTACCTGAATCAAAGTACTCATCCCTACTAATTAAAATTAGATTGTTAGGATTGTTAGTATCAGGAGTAGCATAAAGATTGTACATTGTAAAGATGCTCTTGATGAAATCCGATTGCTTAATCTTATCAGGGATAAAGCTGTTCATAGTAGTGATACCACTGTTCAATGGGATATTGTCAGATGGTCGGATAGTGAGGTCTATTGAGGTGATGTCTAGGATTATGCTAGGAGCATTACTAGCAGTATTATCAAAATCTACAATCCATGAAATATAATTAGTTTCTGATAAAATTACTCTATTTCCTGAAGAGTTTATATATCCTGGTGTTACTCCTGCAGCCACTATCTGTATATCATTATAGTTTATCCCTCCTGTACCATTAGTAGTACCATTGAATGTAAATACTTGAGTAAAGCTAGAAGTACTACTAAGGCTATTAGCAGGAAATGGGCTAGCTTGTGTGTAATTAGTATCTAAACTTTGTGAGCTGTATACTTTTGTATTATTTTGACCTTGTACTCTTACTAATAAAAATGGAATGTAAAGAACATTATAAACAAAATCAGGAAATAAATCATTAGCTGTTACATTCTGTATCTGTACAGTACCTGATACAGTTGCCTCAAATACATAAGAATTACCTGAGCCTCCACCTACCCATTGAGGAGTAGTGTACTGACCATTACCAGGATTAAATAAACTAGCAGGATCTGATATCTCAGTCCATCCTGTAGTTATACTTTGTACAAAAAAAGATTGAGTCCAACTAGAACTAGTACCTGTCAAAGTCACTCCTGAGTTCTCTGCCACTACTTCATAGTCACGCCAATCCACTACATTCTGATCACCATTGTAAGGTATCAGTAGCTTATCAAAGTTCGCATCTGCTAGTCCATCCCAAGTGTATGAGTATCCTGCTGTAGCAAAGATTCTATCAAAGTATACCTTAGCGTAGATAGCAGGCTTAAACCAATTTAACTGATATTGATCGTCTATATTAAATGGCATCACATACTTATAGCTATCTGCTACAGTATTGTCAAAGCTATTGATTACTTCTGTAGCATCTACATAGTGATCTAAGTCTGAGAAATCTAAATCATTCAAATACTTATTAGAGATGTCAGTAAAGAATGTACCTCTATCCTCCTTAATCAATACCTCATACTCCACCATCTGCTCATAAGCTCCTGTCACTTGTGACTTCTTTATGTTGGTGAGCTGAAGAGTAGCATTAGTCATAACAGGGATACCATTCTCAATGACATCACAGCTAGTGATTTTATTGATATTGAAAGTACCTGCTTGAATGTTTACATCATAATAATGATTGAGCAGAGTATTGTTGTTGCTGTTGCCTACTAGAGTAATGGTCTTGGAGAATGAGCCTGTTCTTTTAGATATATCTCTAATATCCCCTACACTAAAGTTCAGGGGGAATGATGTACCCTCTTTGACATCTAGGTATCCTGTGCTAAGTTGTATTCTAACCATTGATTGCTTCTTGTTGTGCTAATCTAATAGTCACCGATTGCTTAATTAGTTTCTTGTTCTTTTGGCTAAATACTTCAAAGCTAGTAGCATCTACTACACAGGCACAAAAATAAAAATCAGATGCATAGTTGATATTATCAGGTGAATAGTAATATACTTGAGGAGATGTCAGTAGCTCCTGGAATCTTTTAGCATCATACTCACCCATCCAATTAGTATTGAGGTCAAAGGTCTTAGTGACATTAGTGTTATAAGTTCTAGAACCTTTTTGTAGATTAACTCCTACCCATTGACTACCCGCTACCTGTCCATCTATATGCTGATTATATTGCTCTCTAGTAATCTGCCCTTTCTCATAGGTTCTTAATTGAAATGAAAAAGCTTGCCATGATCCCATTCTATCTAAGTAGATAAGCTGTTGGTCATTAATAGTGCATCTATTGTCATAGGTGAAATAGTAAGGAATATTAGCATCGAATCCATTAGAATTTATAGCTACAGCATAATCCTCAGTAACTAATCCAGTAGGTCCTACAAAGACAGCCCAAATGCCATCATAAGGAGGGGCAAAGGAATAGCTATCTAATAGATTTTCATTCCTATCATAATAAAATACACCATAAGTACGTCCTGCATATACTCTAAGATTATAATAGAATTGAGCATTATAGAATGTAGCTACAGCTACAGGTATAGATTGAGACAAATTATCATATGGAAGATTACTAGTCATTAGCAAATCATTTTGACTATCACCTAAGTATAATGCACTAGGAAATGGCTGAGACTCAGCAATTGTATTAAGATTATTATTATAAGCTCCATTAAATACCTCCTTATTAGTTATTAAGGCATCATTTAATACTACTGTCTTTCTCTGATCGGCATAGGCTACATTGCCGTTAGCTGTAGATTCACCAATAGTAGACCAAAGTACATTGACAGTAAAGGTACTAACTGTAGCAGATATAACAGTATGCAATCCCTCAAGTGCAGGATTACCTGTAGGACCTGTACCTGTCTGAGCAATTATTACCTGATCACCTACAACAAAAAGATTAGGCGTGCCTGTTAATACTATCCTTACATTACCCCCATTATTTTGTAAGGTTTGAAAATAGTCTACATTATAAATATACTCATACCCTAAATCTACATCATATTGATACCATGACTGTGAGCTGTTGTAAGCTACTCCACCACCAATCCCTGAATCATTATATGTCACCAACGACTGCATAAGCAGTGATATATCCTGCTCACCATACCCTGTGCCATATACCGGTAGCACTTTATATTGAGCCACTACATTGGCAGGGATGTGAGATCCTACTGCAGGATATATTGTGAAGATATATCTGAAGCCAGGCTCATTCTTATTAGTATTGTTAATGATATACTTAATAGGATTGTAAGCAGGCATTAACTGACCTGGTTGTGCTATGATAGTAGTGCTAGGCATTTTATATAGATGTTATGTAAGTATTCCATGCGGCTATAAAAGCTGTATTCTCAGCTACCATACTAGCACCCATAGCATAACCTGATACTATGTGGCTACCTACAACTCCATCTGCAGAACCTATAAGTTGAACATCAGATGTAACATCAATAGAATATGCAGTCCTATTGCTTGATGTAGTACCATTATATAGTTTAACAGCAGTAGCACTTGTTCTGTGTATAGACTTAGGCTCTACTGTAGTTGTATAATCAAATGCTGTAAGTAAAGGAGTCGAACCTTGATTAATATAGTTATCAGTTGTATTACCTGCTGTCATAGAGTTTTTAAGAGTAGAAGTACCATCCATTGGTCCACTTGATATCTCATACGGAAAGAAATACCTAGATGCATTATTTAAAGTATAATTAATACCAGAAATAGTAGGATCGAAATTTGTCTCAATGTAACTACCACCACCTATAGTAAATCCGTGATTAGGAGAGAAATAAGGGCTACTTATAAGAGTTCCCGCAGGAAATCCTGACTTCCAATCTACTAATGCATCAGCTCCATCTACCGCATTTGTAGCAAAGACATATAATCGATCTAACTTAGCCCATGCACCTGATGACTTTAGTCCTAGCATTAGTCTATTTTGGTGGTGGCTTTGAGGTTCAGTAGTGTATCCTGTCCATTGGTATACATTATAAAAATAATCTTCATCATATACATATAAAGAATTGCTAGGAACAGTTGCTGAGCCTGCATCAGCAGTTGCTGTAACTTCACAGCTTACCAAATAGTCAGCATCAGCATCTAATAGATTATAAAAAGGATTAGTAGCACCTATTATAATATCATTAGTTCCACCTAAGTCAGGTTGTCTGTACCATTGGTAGGTATAAGTTATGCCTCCATATCCATTATCCCATGATCCATCAGTTGTTTGTAAAGTATAATTAGCTACTGCAACATCAAATTCTATACAAGTTACGATAGGAGCTACCGTATTAATAGGTGCATAATTGTCTGCTGTGATTGTATTACTAGTAGCAGGTGTTGAACCTATTGCATTTGTAGCTGTAACTACACAGGTAATTTCAGCAGTTGAATCTGCTAAAACTAATGTATAAGTATTGGCATTTGTTCCTATGTTAGTAGCTCCCCTCTTCCATTGGTAAGAGTAGCTAGTAGGTGAGTTAGTCCATGTGCCATTAGTACTAGTAAGTAGACTGTTTACTGTAGTAGTACCACTGATTACAGGTAGAGTAGAATTAACAGGAGCAGGTGGCGGACCTGATGTAATGGCTTGCCATCCCTCCATCCAATTACCATCGATGATTGTCCCTCCTAACTCTAGCACTATGTCCTGAAGATAGTCAGTAGATGTAGCAGGATTGCCTCCTACCTCAACTAAGATATCTCTCATTAGATCAGTAGAGGTGGCTAGGTCTACTCCATAGTAATCTGCTATGCCACTAAGGTAGCTACCATTGATGGTGCTTACTCCTAGATTATCGGCTATTTGTTTTAATGTATCACTCATAACTATATTATATTAAATGTAAATTCTGTTTAGAACGAATAATAGGAGTCATCAGTGTAATACTCCTGCCTGATGTAGGTGGTAGCATATCGAATAGCATCCATAGCATCATCATACAGCTTCACCGGTTCATCCATGATTTGTTCACCTATCTTCTTCCACTTATAGTTCTCATACTCTTTCATTATCTGCTTATCCTCCTGACAAAATACTCCAAAGGTCTTAATGTTATCTATGCCTTTCTTCACTACCTTGTTAGCATTATGCACATCATACCCTGCAGTATTCATCTCGGCTATTATCTCAGGTCTTGAGTAGTCTGCCATTATCTCTATGTGCTTATCTACATTCAATGCATCCATCTTCTCTATCAGCTGAGTAGTAGTGAGGTAGCTCTCATAGATTATCTTTTCAATAAAGATGTCATTGTCACAGTAATAGACTCTTACTAGAGCTGTAGGGTGATTGTATCCAAAGTCTAAGCCCATTACATACTTCACAAACTTAGTTGGTCTATGAGCTATGAATGTCCAATTAGAATAGATGTTACTCTTAGAGATAGCTTTCTCCCCTAGAGCATATATCTGATACATTGCCTCATCAGTTCTCTTCAAGTCCTCTATCTGCTTCTTAATGCTATCAGGTAGGAATGGATTGTCCCTGTATGTAGACTTAATCAGTATGCTCTCCTCAGTTGGTAGGTCATAGAGCCAGGAGGATGACTCAGATGGATTGTAATCAAAGATTAACTTGTCTTCTGTTCTCATGTTCAGCTGAGTAAAGTCATCATAGAATAACTCATTAGCCTCATTGCACCATGCCACATCTCTCTTCCTACCCCTTATCTTCTGCTCATCATCTACACTAAAGAACTCCACTATTGAGCCATTAGGGAATGAGTAGATATGCTCTGACTTGTTGTGATTGCTAACCTCATAGATATCCATGCTCTTCATGATCTCTAAAAAGTCCCTCATCACTGTAGCTCTCAGTGCAGGGAATGTCTTACGAATGATTGACACTACCTTGTTCTTATTCTGATAGCAGTAGACTATTAGCATCTGACAAAGGCTGTAGGTCTTAGAGCTTCTACTCCCTCCCTCATTGATAATGAATCTTAGTGCAGGATCAGTAAGAGCTGCATAGTTCTTCTGGAATATAACTGTACTATCTATCTCCATTGGCATAAGCATAAGCATAGGCTAACATCTCCATCTGCCTACTATCACTGATAATAGCTACCCTGTTAATCTTTATAGCTACTCCTTTCTTAGAATAGATGTAAGCCTCCACAGCTTGACACATCATCTCAATCCTTTGCACTAGTAATGATGTTCACCTTAATCTCAGAGATATCCTTGCCATTGGTAGTGATGTCTGATTTCTCGGTTAGGTTGTTTAGTCTCTGAGTGATGGATGGATTGTATTGACCAACCATGCCACCATTAATTTGGTCCTGACGAATCTCTCTCCTTATATGCGTACAGACAACCTTATATTCTGAATATCTATCTCCTGAGTTATCAAAATAATTATGGATATCACCATACTCTTTAAATGCCCATACCTCAAATCCATCTAATGTCAAAGGTACTTCTAAAGGTATAGCTACTATCTCTCCTGTCTTATTAGATAAGCTGTAAGAATGTCTAGGATTGTCTTTAACTTTCTTTTTATATATAGCCCAAAGCTCCATCATTTGCTCAGGGGATTCTAATGTTCTCGGTCTACCTGCCATTATCCTTGTTGTGTATAAATTTTCTTATAATTCTTACTTGACTTCAGCTTAGAGGTCTTACTCTTAGCATGAACACCTGGTCTCTTTACCTTAGGCTTTCTGCAGAACGATACACTACTCTGCTTCTGTGCCATCCTCATCAGATTCTACAGCAGGCTCATCTACTACAGGAGCAGGTATTGGTCCTTTGACTGCTTTATACTTTACTACTTTAGGCTCTGATACCGTAGGCTCTTCAAACATATAGCCTAATCCTATAGACTCACAAAAAGTATAATTCTCAGTTGAGACATTCACATTATTACCTTTGTGAGATACTTTTACTCCAATAAATTCATCTTTAATTTTCATCTCTTAGTTGTTTTAAATCGTTTTTAATTTCTTGTATCCAATAATGGGCAGATGTTACAGGTATCTTAAAGTATTCTGCCATTGCTCTAGCTGTACTGTATCCTTTGTCAAAGTAACATTGAAACACTATCAGCTTAATCCTATCTGTTATCCTCCCTCTATAAGTCTCAATAACTGCCATGTTGTTCTGATACTGCATATCTTCTCTAATCTTATCCCACAAATCAGTATCATCATCCATCACTATCGGCATAGTACTATCTGTAGCTGTCACTCTCTCCTGTCTATTAGTTAGTGATGTAGACCATAGTATTTGCATCTTAATAGTATTTAATAGATATGCTTTCACCTTACCTGGATCAGTCACCTCTATATCTATATTACATAAATATAAAAAAGAGTTATTTATTACAGCATCGGCTGATATAGTAGACTTCATTCTTACTAGAAAATAGTTAGTGTATTTCCTTATCTCTTTGTAGTGAGCTGATATGTAGTTGTCAAGTATAGGTCTCATACCATTGCTTGAAATCCTTAAGCCATATCTTTCTCCTCACACTGCCACAGAAACATTCCTTTTCATAACCAAGCAACCTATCTTTTATAGCCTTAAGTTTTAATAAGTGAGTCTTATAGGATTGCTCTTTCTCAGGTAGACTGAAAACATATTCTATTATTACTTGCTCAGCTTCTGTAAACATTCCTGTAATATAAACGATAGTAAGGCTACAATAGTTGCTTCAATAAAGGACCAGGTGCAAATTAATGTTAGCCAAAAAGATATGCATTTGATACAGGTAGCAGATGAATGCAGATACATTGCTAGAATGCTAGGCTTAAATTTGCTAAAGATTGAGTCAATCAGTAGCTGTAATGGCTCAAAGTTTACTATAAACCATGATATTGCGATATAGGTTAGTATGTTCATCTGCCAAAAATAACAAAGGCAGCCATAAGACTGCCATAAAGTTATTAATTATTTAGATAATTTTTCCACCATTTGAGATAGAACTGCTCATTGACAGCCTTACCATTGATGAATCTCCAAATGGAGCAGTAAGAGACTCCGATATCCTCAGCATAATGACTGAGCTTATATCTATGGGTGAGCTTAGACTTAGTCTCTTTAATCATAAAGTCTTTTAAGCTCTGCCCCTTAGAAAGGGAGATCATCACCAGGATTATCAGGTACATGAGCAGGAGCTACTGCAGCTGCAGTTAATAGCTCAATCTTCCATAACTCTAAAGAGTTGAAATGCTTATCCTGCCATTCTCTACCTCTCAGATTGAATGATGCCTCCACCTCTTCACCTACTCTACAGCCATCTAGTAGAGCTGTTTTGTCTCCTGTAGCTTGTAGGGTGATGTATTGAGGATATTTGCCATCCTCTACTGTTATTACTACTTCTCTCTTAGAGAATTTCTCAGTCACCTGTACGGTATCACCTATCACTTTGATAAGTCCTTTTACTTTGTACTCATTCATATTATAGTTGTTATTAATTTATATACTCCGATCAGTGCAAATCCATAGACTACTATAGTTAGGATAATTGCTAGTGTTTTTTCTGTCATACTACTTTATCAGGGAATGGATTGTTGTACTCACCATAGTGTAGTGTCTCTAGTTCCATAGCATACTCCTTAGCTTTCTTAGCAGCAAACTTGGCACTGATGCCAGGATTGTTGTGTATTAGTGCTTGTAGTGCTGCAATTAATGCAGTCTTGTAAAAATCTTCTTGTTCCATCTTATTTATTATTTAATTGATTAATATATGTTACATAGTACTGAGTGCAGTGATGCAGTCTTACCTTTATCTCCTCCTCAAGCTCAATGTCTCTAGTGAAGAGTAGAGTAGTGATTCTTTTCTCAGGAGCTATGTGATCTACCTGATGCAGTGATAAGTTCTCCCATTCATTCAGTAGAGATGGATCTGTAGAGACCATACAATAGACTAGACTAGCATAGTTCTTATCATATAACATCATGTAAGCTCTTAGCTGCCACTCATAATCTTTATTTATACCCTCTTCAGGAGTAGCAGGGAACGTTTCTAAGGACCATGAAGTCTTAATGTCTATGATTTGGTCATCTAGAACTATATCAGCCTCTCCTGTGAGCCATTCGTTATTGAGTCTTTCAGTGTTTTTGACCATGCTAGTGAATGATACAGTATTGAGTAGAGCAATAGAATCATTCTCCTGTAGATTGCCCTTATTAATATACTTGTTATTCAGCTCTACATTATAACCATAGAAATCCTGCTTAGCTACACCTCTAATGTAGGTCTTAGTAGTTTCAGATAGCACCTCAGACTTAGTCCGAGATGCTGTCATTAGTTTTCCTAGTGATGATGGATGCCATTTCATAGTAGCATAAGTGCTTTAAGTTGTAAATCAGTAAGCTCAAAGGTCTCTCTTAGCTTAGGGATAGTAAACTTACCCTCCTGAATAGATACTAATGCCTCATCAAATCTTTGATTAGATAGTCCAGGCTTAGCTGCCTTAACAGGTACACTTGCTAGATTTGCATCGTCATCTACAGATTGAAGCGAGCAAAGGCTGACCAATGTGTACCTGCGGTAGTAGGTCAAACATGATCCCATTTGCTGAGGATTAAGTCCAGCAGGTAGTTCCATGCATGACTCTATTAACTCATTAGAATCTATGCAAATAATCTGAGTACATACTGAATTGCCTTGAATAGGCTGCAGTAATAGTAGACCATTCTCTAATAAGATAGGCTCTACTGCCTCAATGATTGCATTGATGTCACTGTAGGACTTTTTAAAGTGAGGATTGGTAGCATTCTTAGCTACTTTGCCGATTGACTGCTTAGCTTTGTGTAGCTTTTGGTGCAGTGTTAGTACAGGTGCTGGTACTACAGCTTTTGTTTTTGTTTCCATGTGTATAAATTTAAATTATTTCAACAAAGATAATCAATTAATTCATATCTGCAATAAAATTATAATAAAAAATCATAAATTCATCAAAAGTTCTTGCAATAAAGTATGTACCCCCTGCAGCTTCTATGCTTTGCTGATACCTCTTCTGCACTTCTGACTGCTTATCCTTACCATACTTCACCTCAATCTTCACTGATCTACCTCTAATGGTGGCAGATATATCAGCTGAGCCTTTAGTGGAGGTGCTAGGAGTCCATGTGCCTTTCAGCTGTCTACTATTCTCACCTACCTGTATCTTCTTACCCTCTCTATAGACTCCCATTGTATTAATCCTCTCAGCTTGGTAGCCTGAGAAATTTATAAATGCAGTGATACATTGAGTCAGTGCATTAGCTGAGTCATCTTTCCAATTAGATAAAGGAATGTAAGCATTGTTAGGATATTTAGCTGATAGGCTAGCTAGTTCTAGGGCTTTTAGGATTGCTTTGTTTTCTTTGTTCATATCAATTATAATTTATACTATCCCATACATCAGGATCTCTTTGTGACTTAATCTCAAACCACCTAGCACCATTGCTAGATCCATCTACATACTCCTTACCATTGTATTCTGCATACTTCTTACACCATTTGTTGAATGTTCTGTTGGTCAGGTATTTCTTTTGATCAGTGTATTCTGCTATAAAGTTCTCAAACATAGATACCTTATTCAATCTTTGGTCAAATGCTAGATTCTTATTATCTACCCATTCTATAAAGTCTTGAGATGTCTCATTGATAAACTTTCTTAGCTCTAGATTCTTAGCCTCAGATTCTACTAGACCATTCTTTAGGTAATAATTCAAGCAGTTAATCATGTAATGGTCAAACCTTGCCCATTCCTGCTCATCCCAATCCTCAAACAGCATAGAGCCAAACTCATCAAATGGAGTATGGTGAGTACCAAAATAACTACTCAGCTCTACCTCAAACATCCTACGCTTGAAAGAGCCACCATCTGCTTTGATAGTGTAGTTAGTAGAGATAAGTACTTTAGGTGAGTCTTTTACAGGTAGTTTAATTGCATCTCTACCTTTGTATTCAATAGTAAGACCCTCAGTGATTATACTAAATAAGCTCTCAAAATTAAAGTTCTTTCTTACATCATCAAATGCTAGGACCTGGCAGTCAGAAGAGACAGTCTGATAGGGAAATGATTTATTTGAGTCAAAGGTCTTACCATCAATAGTGCTAACTTTTTTCATGTATCCTATAGCATTAATTAGAATACCTTTACCACTACCTCCATTAGGATTATCTGAGATAGTTTCATCATTGAGAATAATTGCTTTGTTATTAGCTGATGTCTTATAAGAGTGCAGCATATAGCCTATCACGCTCTTCATAGTATCATATCTCTCTACCTCCTGCCCTGAGATAAACCAAATGAAAGACCTGAACATTGACTCATGGTGATCAGCATCTATTAAATCTCTATCTATTATCTGATTATTCCAAACATAACCCTTTAGCTCTGAGTATTCATATATCTCATGGTGCTTAGCAAATACTTTTACAGCTGCATTCTTATAGTAAATCATACCATAGTCTATCCCATCCCTTTCCATCTCTACATTAGCAGTATCTATCATGCTAAGGTATTGAGGAGTAAAGAGTTTAGACTTCTCAGCTACAGCATCAAATACAGGTATCCGATTTGATTGGACCAGGTACTCCATTACTCTATCCTTTATCTGAAATTCAGAGACATGATTAATAAAGTTCTCATTCTTAGTAATAAATACAAAGGTCTTAGTATTAGCTACAGGATAGTACTTATAGTACTGTAGATTCTCTAAAAATAGCTTGAATCTGTATGGTATAATTAATACATCACCTTTAAAATCATATTTCCAAAACTCATCTACTTTAATTACCTCCTTAATAGTCTGAATCTCTGACTCAATATTCTCTTTATTGTACTCTTTAAACTCTTCTAGGATAACAGCATCAGACTTACCACTCAACACAAAATTAATCAGCTTATCTTTTTTCTCCTTATCCTCAAATTGCTTAGTGTTAAAGTTAGCAGTCTTTTTATAGGCAGAATTTATCAAAGCTAGTATCTCTACAGATCCAAAATCTTTCTGCTCAAATCCTTTTAAATAATCTTGACAGGTATTTTTATCCACTCCAAAATCATTAAAGGCTGCTGCTAATTTATAGAGTGAGGAGTTTCTATTCTGTGAATTATACTTCTTTTTAAACCAAGTCATCAGCTTATTAGCTATCTCATCAGTATCTAGGATCTTAATGTTAGTAATACTACCTACCTCACTGCTCTCAAATGGGATAACATCATAATCAATGATATAATTCTCAGCATCTAAATTAACATAGATATCAGGATCATATGATTCAAAGCAAGCTCTTGCAATATCTTTCCCTGATTCATCTACTCCATTGAATACTGCAGATATCTGCTTAAAATACTCTTTGTATTCTTTGTCATCCTGTACTATTGGTATTTTGACTAGAGCTTTTACTCCATTACCTGATGGTGATGTCCAACAGGCAAAGATAGATTTGTGAGCTTTCAGTTCTACAATCAGAGCAGGTAGATCCTGCACATCATCAAAGTCTAAAGTCAGTAAACCTGATGCCTTTCTTAGAGATGCATTATTTCTCTTACTGAAATCACCTCCAAAGGTGACCACTGGCAGTTGCATCTTAATGGATTTCCTTTCCTCTTTATCAGTAGAGAATCTAAGGTCTTTACATAACTGCTCAGACTTGCCATTCTTAATCCTATCTAGGTAGAATCCTACATCCTTATTCTGATAAGGTGATACATCCTTAATTGATTTGTAAAAAGTTACTTTCATAAGTATAAATAAAGGTGAGAGTCCCTGCTTAACACAACCGCCAGGAGGAATTGCAGGGATTTATACTCTCTAATGTTTTTTATCATGGCGATTATGTTGTTTGCAAATGTAATAAATTAATTTATAATTGATACTAAAGTGCAAAAATAAATTATTTGTGCTGTTTTGTGCTATTATTTGTGCTGTCTTAACTCCTATTGTTATTAGGCTGTAGAAGATTAGAACGAAAAAACACTTTTTTTTTCCAAAAACTGTTCACCCCCTAATATGAAAATAAATTTTTTTTTTATTAAAAATATATTGTAAATAAAAATATATATATTATAGAGTATAGGGATGTGAATTGTACTTTTGTTCTAATTATCTACAAGTCAATATCAGTAAGGGAATTATACAGCACAAAAAAAGCTCCTAAGAGCTTTAAATTATTTCAGCTAGTTCTTTAGCTGTCATATAATCTTTAAATTTATTGACCTTATCATAATCCCAAGGCATTTGAATCCTCACATTGATGTAATTAAAGTGCTCTATTGCCGAAACTTTGTACTTATCCTCATAATTGTCATTAACAGCAGCCTCAACTAATGGCTCTATCTCATGCAGATATACTTTATCCTGCATCCTGGACCATCTCCTGTGCATTCTGATACCATGTATAACAGTAGCATGATGTCTATTCATAAGCCTACCTATTTCACTAAGTGTGAGCTTACATTTGTTAAGCCTGTACATTACATAGTATCTCTTATACACATAGGCTCTATTTCTAGAGTTGGTATCTAGCTGATACTTTGTGATCTGTCCTATTAAAAAATCTATTTCTTTCATTGCTCTGAGTTTTGTTTGTTGTTTTACAGAGGGACATCAGTGTCCTTCTGTTGTTTAAAAAATAGTCAGGACAGGACTTGAACCTGTATGATAACTTATGAGCTATACTTATGGGTCTTTCAAGGTTACTCACGTTATCTTTACT